TAGTTTCTTTTTCAAACGGTCCTAATGCAGCAAGTCCAGAACGTCCCACGTTAGACGCTAGCTGACTAAATGTACCGCCCGGCTGTCCAGCAGGAGCATTCATCATATTTAATCCAAAACGAGTTAAAGCAGATGGAATGATCATCCCTTTTTGTTCTGCAATACTTTGTTTCAATTCTTCTTTTTCAAGCGCTCTTTGTTTTGTTGCTGGATTTTCCATGCTCATTAATGCAACACCTGCTTTGCCGTAATCAACATTACCTTTTTTATCGGTAAATTGTTTGATTACGTCTGCCATGCTTGGTGTTTTTCCTTCAGGAACATCGCCTGCTTCCGCAAAAGAGGCAATACCGCCGCTAGCCATTTGGGTCATGTTCCCTGTTGGCGCGGCAGCTAAGCCGGCTTGTTGTGGTACATTCTGTGGCATTGGCAATCCGGGCTGCATTGGGGAAGATTGCATTAAACTGGCTGCTTGTGGGGCGGCCTGTGGGTTGCTACGGTTATAGGCGCGCTCCTGCATTAATCCTTGAGCGTACATATCATCTATTGGGGTAGATACTGGGCTCTGTGGAACTTGTTGCAATTGTTGGTCACTGTACATCTTCATTGGCACAGCGCCGCCAGTACCCATCTTAATTACACCGCCATCCGCTTTGTTGGCCGCGTTATACATTGCAGCCGCGCCCAAACCTGCGGTTCCAAGACCAGCCAACTGAGAAATTTGATTAGGTGCAGCTTGATACATCTGTGTAGTAGATTGCTGCATTGGCAAACCACGCAACATAGAGTTCAGCATACCCAATTGTAAGAATGGATATTGCTGCGCTGTAGCGTAGTTTTGAACTCCTTGATTAATAACGTTCTGCTGCTGTTGTTGCTCCAAAGCGCCTTGCTGTGCTTGAGTTCCAAGAATGCTTTGTCTTGCAGCCAACTCTTGACCACCAAGACCAGCTAATTGATTAGCGTTTTGCATAGCCGCTTGATTAGCCTGCAAGCCAAATGCTTGGTTTGCGTTGTATTGATTTTGCGCTGCACCAAATGCTTGGTTATAGCCTTGACCAATTACTTGATTCATGCCCATGTTTTTATTGCGTTGGTTTTCGGCGGACATTAATGCTTCACGATTGCCACCAAAGGCACCAGATTTAGTAGCTCCGCCTTGTTGCTGTACGCCGGTAATGTCGTACTGGCGCTGGATTTCTGCTAATGCTGGATTTAAAGCACTTTGGATATATGGGTTCATATAACCACCAACTTGACTTTGGAATCCTTGTGGGTTTGCGCTTGCACCCATTCCTAAAGCATTGCCAATTCCATAACCAGTGATGCCCTGTGCCGCGCCATATGCCCCGGGCGTTTGCAGATTGGCTGCAGCAGATTGCGCTTGTTGCTGCAATGGACTAAAGCCAGCTATGTATTTTGTTGGATCATTGCTATAAGGCGTATATTCATTAAAACCAGTCATGTCAGGCTTATAAATTTGAGCCTGAGCAGCGTTTAACATATTCTCTACGTATGGCCGCGCATACTCAGGAATATTGGTATTCATTACGTTAGTCTGAGTAGGTCCTTGATTCCCTCCCCCACCGCCGCCGCCAGAATCACGGTAAACTCCGCCATCAGCTAATGAAAAACGTTTGTGTCTTAAAATGCTCATAATTTTGTCTCTACTATCTGATAACGATCATAAAATCCAGTTCTACTAAGAAGCCTTTTCATTGACGGCCTAACCGCAGCTTGCAACTTAGTAGCTCCCATTTGTTGAACAATAACCTTTAATTGCACCAAAGATTCCTTTGAAACAATTTCTTTTCCACCTGTAGAAGTAATAAATGCCACTCGGTCATTTGGATAATTAACAAAAGAAACTGTCATCGCTCCATGTACTATGCCTTGTGCATCTATTGCTACTACTAAAATCCACATACCTGTTGATAAATACACTTTTACATGATCTAAAGTGTAATCACCACCATTACCTTTCTTTTGAGATGCGTCAATATATTTTTCAACTAAAGGCCAAACTTGGGCAACATTGTTGGTTGGTATATGACGGATCTCTATGCTCATGCTGGTAAATACTTGTACGCCTTTGTATCTGCTGCTATGTTCTTTGTCTTGGCTCTTTTTGCTTTAATACGATCCATCATTGCGTATAAACGCTTAGCTCCGGCATCTGTAGATCCATTACCAATTTCAGAAACAATACGGGCTGGTATTACAAATTCTCCAGTAGCTAATCTTGCTGGCTGTTTACCGCCAATTGTAGCAGGGATGGAGTCAGAAACGCCATCGCCGGGGCCTCTTAATAGGTGGCCACCATCAGAATAGTCACCCAAATGTGCTTGTCCACCAGCAGCCATTAAACCGCCTTCTTTGGCTTCTGTAGGTTGTTCTGCTGCAATAGCTTCTTTTGCTCTTTGCTCTGCAATCACTTTTGCCGGGTCAGTACTGATGGCTCCCAATACATTTGATTGTGGAAGTCCTTTAGCCATTTTTACTCTACTAGAACTAGATAACATTTCCAACATTTTACGGGCGCGGTTATGAGGGTCTAGACGGCGTAGCTCAGGTTCGTCTGGTTCAATTTCAACATAAGGATTTGGTACCTCTAATGGCCTGCGTTTTGATGCCATCTCTATGCCGCGCTCTATCTCACCAACGCCTTCAACCATACTGCCGTAGTCTGGAGATCCTTTATAGCCCGGAATACCGGACATTAAACCGCCACCAGCAGCGCCAGAAACGTAAGGATTTTTTACGTAATCAGGATAAACCGGAGTATACGCTGGGTTTGGTTGTGCAGGAATGGAAGCATTAAATATAGGTTTACCATTCTCATCCCGTGGAATTTCTTTCATGCCAAATGGATTCTTTTGGGCTGTTTGAGTTGGAGCAGCAGATTTATTGCCAAATAAATTACCACCAGTTAACAATGGTAAAGCTGTTCCGGCTAATGCCATTTTATTATCCATTGCAAACTTACCAGCATTTGCGGCTGAATCAAAAATACCAGTACCGCCAGCATTAGAAAAGCCTTGTCCTAATTTTGACATTGAGCTACCATATTGCCCAGCTTGTTTAAGACCTTCTTTTGTAACTTCTTGACTTGCCTCATCAATAATGCGGCCTTTTGCAACTTCTTCTGCAGATTTTCTAGCGGCTTCTTGAGCAGCTTGGTCTGCACCTTGTTTAATAGCTTCTTGGGCGGCTTGTTGTCCAGCCGTTTTTATAGCTTCTTGTCCGCCAGCTTCCATGCTTGCATTAATACCTGCGTTAACGCTCTGTTTTCCGGCTTCTTCTATTGATGCGGCACCCAATGCTTCAATACCACCAGCAAGGCTACCGCCAGACCAAGTACCCAAACCAGCCATAAGACCTTGGGTAAGACTTCCTGTAATAGCATAGTCAGCAGCACCTACACCAGCTGCAATTAGGGGTAAAAACTCAACCTGACCAGTTGCCACGGCCAAAGCGCCCAAGGCCATAGGCAATACGGTGCTTAGCATTCCCGCTTCTGGAAGGCCGGTTTTTGGGTTAATGGTTAAAGACTTTCCTTGGCTCTCTGCAAGTTTTTGCATTGCAGCAAGCTCTTTAGAAGTCATATGGACTAGATGCGTGTCTTCCCCACGGCCTTGCGCGGCTAAATGATTGGCAGCATGGACTAAACTCATAGCGGTCCTTTTTGGATATTTTGTGTTGATTTTAACATATTAAACCGTTGTTCCATCAGCCTTTTTCCAGACTGTGCCATTCCACCAAATCGGCCTATCTAAAGTGGTATCGTAATAAATCTGCCCCACTGCTAACGCTACCTGTGCGGTGCTTACAGGTCTTTCTGCTGTAGTCCCAGAAAGCGGTATAGCAGATGCTTGGGTAAAGTTATCAATTTGGTTAAAGTAAAGACGTAGCACATTGGAATACTGGTCAAAATATCCAGCGTTATACTCATTCATCGGAGCATTAGGCAAGTTAGGCGCTTTTGGTGAGCGTAGCGGAGCGTTATATGCCATTATCTGCGCCCGTCCGGTCTTATATCAATACGTGGATAGCCCATCTGCCAAGCAACACCTAACCCATCAGACTCAATCCTATACGCCATTTGCCTACCCCTAATGCGGGTATATACCTGTCCGTCAAACTGTTGAACATTATATGTATGTCTAGTATTGTAGTTTTGAGCACTTGCTACTACTGGTGCATTAGGCATTCCATAAGCGGTACCAGCATTTTGGCGAGGCAGCACTACCATCGTTACTGATGGCACACCTGATGTAGATCCGTTAAATGTTAGATCGGGCAATATTCTCCATACAAACCCAAAGTTCATACCATCGCCAATATCAAAGTCGGATGACTGAACATAAGACACGATAGGTACTGGGGTTAACCCTGATACATCGTCCACACCATTCTCATGGTACAAAATGCGGAAGTTAGCGGTGTCGGCACCCATTGGGTATGTACGTAAACCAGAGTCTAGCCAAGCGGTACGGCTCATGTTGCCATAATACCAAACATTATCTACATAATTATAAATAACATAGCGATCAATAATGTTGCTATTGGCAGAACAATAGAACCACCAAATCTCGTTGTAACCTTCTACGCTACCTGCATACACTTGGAAGTTTTGGGCTTGATTAATGTCTTGGTAAACATACTGACGTAATGTACAAGGCAGGGTTTCTACACGACCAGTATAGCGATAGAATTTATCCGTACCCATCCAATAGGTTACATTATTAACCGTAATAGAGGCATTTGGACCCATAATAGATATATTGTCTTGCAACAACTGGAATCCCCAAACATACGGCGGCCCAAGATATTGCATAGAATAAAGAGCCGCATCAGTCCAAACTAGTATCTCTTGGCGGGTTGAACGTGCACAAACAATGTAAGAACCAATATTAAGTCGGAATTCTCCAGACTGATTTGTTACTGAAGGTACCCATTGATAAGGATTGTCTTGGTCAGCCCAGCGTACTAATAAAGGATCAAAAGCGGTATCTGCATTTGTAGGGTCATATGGATTAGAACCAAAAGCAATCACAAATCGCTGAATTGCCGAACCAATAATTTGATTGGTGTTGTTAGGAACAAATTGTCCTAAATAGCTAGCTGCTGTTGATTCTACTGATAAAAGCTGTGCTCTAGTAGTAAGACCTCCAGCAGCGCCACTTGGATACACTTGACCGGAAGGCAGCCACAAATAAATTTCACCGCCACGAGGAGCGAGAACTAAATCCTGACCAAAATTGTCATTAGTCCATAAACGCAACTGCTGGGCAACGCCAACGCTAGCCGCTGCACCCCAACCACGAACTGGAGCTACAGGAGTGCTAATAACAACTGTACCACCAGAAGCTGCTGTAGAGGTAGTTGTATAGGTATTAGAGCCAATGACTGTAGAAATAGTAAATGTATTAGCCCCAGTACTAGTTATTGGAAATGATTTTTGCAAAACCAGTCTGTTTATTCCGCAAGCATCAGCAGCAATAC